TAGCCTCGATAGCATACTCAGAGTGCTGAGCATCAAACGGCATACCGTTCATCTGAGACATAGCGTTCTGCATCTGGAACTCTGGCATATCTCCAAGAGCCTTAAGCTTAAAGTTTTCTCGCTGTGCCTGACGCTTATCAACCAGGAAGTCCTCGTAAGCCTTTTCGATACCACCGAGGTCCAGTAACTCTAAGAACATCGGTGCTTCGATAGCACCCAACTTAAAGATATCCATTAAGAAGGCTTGCTTGGCGGCCTTACTCTTCGGTAACGCAGAGCCCGACTCAACGCGAATATCCGTATTACCTCTAAGGTCCGATCCCTTCCATTGCTGCACTTCAAACGCCCCGTCTGTACCCGTAACGCGAACCATGCGCGCAACGTCCCAATACTGGGTAACGTACTTGAGGTAGAGTCGTCCGACTTTTTCAACGGCTTCCTCCAGACTAGCAATACTGAATGCTAATTTGGATTCGTCTTGTTCCTGTAAGAAGCTAAGCGCCGTTGCAGCAGTAACCTGCGAAGGGTTCTGACCACGAGAAATCTCATGCTGTCCACTAATATCATCAAAATCTTGCTGTAAACGATCAAGTTCCTGAATAACGTAAGGAGGAAGACTATCCATTGGCAAAGTATCAGGTCTATCAAAACCAGGAGTATAAAGAATAACTTGCCCTGGTTCGGAAGTAATCTGCTTAGGATTAATAGAACCTCGCGGAGCCATTAACTTCGGCTTAGCCATGAGGTTCTTAGCTTCAATAATCTGTGAGCGTGTACGGTTGTATTCCTTCTGGATAGGAACCAAGTCCGTAACAACAGAGTCCCCGTAAAACTTACCTGTAGGAACATGGATAAACTTACTAAACGGGAACTGACCGTGTTGATACGGGAATCCGCCAGAGACTACGCCCTGTTCATCTGTCACTACCCTAGCGGTATTCTGTACGATTCTACCACCGCACACAGTAAGAAGCCCACCCTGCGGGAAAGCAGGGTGTCCATTCGGCTTAATCCAAAACTCCAAGCAGAGAACCAGATTCTTATTCTCCTGCTGAGCGCCGACTAGATTTAAGAAGGAATCCTCTAGCAAATCATCTGTCGCCGTTACATTAGCAGATACGTCATATCCATAGGCACCCTTAAGCCATTCAGGGTCTTTAGTTGTAGCATGGATGACGTATGGCTGTAACTCAATATCTTCTTCTAAAAGATTCGGTACAAACAAATGGAACGGGTCTACGTGCTCAACGCAGATATCCCCGAGAGTGTCTTCATCAGGAACCTGCTTAGAAGGGTCCCAGTAAGTCTTAAAGTAAGCCGTACCACAAATGGAGCCCCACCATGTAACCTTACGTACAATACTAGCAATAGCCTTATCCCTGTAGGCGGCAGTAACAATATTCTCGCCTACACGCGCGGCCACCACATCTTCATCCTCGGTAGTAGCCGGGATGACACTAAAGGATGGGCGCTGCGCTGTAAGTTTAGCCAACTCAGTACGAATAATGGGACGAATCTTATTCACAACAACGCGGACACGCCAAGCCGGAGCCTTCGGTTCATATAATTGAAATCCGGTGCTCGAAGCAGCACTCGTAATTAGCCTTACATTTTGTTTACCAAAATAAAAGGCTAAGTTCGTGTACCACTGGCGCTCTGCGGCTTGACGTGACCGCTTACAGCGTGCATACTGGTCGTTCGCCCATGCCAGTAGCGCTGCATCCTCTCGGTCATCTTGAAAAGTCTTAAGAGGATTCTTACTCTTAAGACGCTCCATTAAAGACTTAGGATCGTAACTCTCGCTGGACGAGTCCGGCGCTGTCGAAATCATCGACATAATCGACAGTATCTCCTAATCCAGACTCGTGTATTAGTTGCTGATGCAACTTATACTCATCTTCATCCGTACCTGTAGGTATGTATTCAGATTTAGATGTTATTGAGGAATCTGTTAAAGTCTGGGTCAGACCGGCTAGGGTCTGTAGGTCCTTCGTCCGTACTTGGTTGATTAGGCTCTGTACTCTGTCCTGCTCCATCTTGAGGGATACTTTCAGGTAATCTATCGTCTCTTGATTCGGTCTGTTCAATAACTGTCGTATCAAAAGGAAGTTCAGTATCAGTAGAACTAATAATACTCCGAGTAGCAAGCCAACTACGAGATAATCCGTCAATGGTACGCTCCAACTTCTGTACGTGAGAGTGTAATACGGCATTATGCGCTAAAAGAGTATCACGCTCTTGCTCAACAGCGTCAAACTCAGATTTAGTAAACGCACCAAAAACAGCCGCTAACTCTAACGCGCAATTTTCACAGAAGTAGATATTTCCAAAAAACTCTACGTAGTTCTGAGGGTCTGCAAAAGTCTCACGTGAGTTAGACGCCGACTTCCCGCACGTAGTACAGGAAGCCGGCGTCATCATATTACCTGCTGCAATAGGTAATACACGGCCCGAGGCATCTAACTTCACAGCAAACCGTCTCTCTTGTTTAGAGGGATTGATTACAACCTACTGTTAGATGTAATCTTATTAGTCGTCTGAGTATTCGTCGTCAGATGTAGTAGCAGGCGGGGTCTTGGACTCTTCCTGCTGAACATCTAAACTCAGACGCTCTACCTGTGCGCGAGACTCAGACTGGCGTACACCAGCCTCTCTACGGGCCTCAATGCGCGCAACGCGCGCATCATAAAGGTCCTTCTCACGCGCAGCGTTGGCCTCAGCAGCTAACTCCGCATGCTCGTCAGAACCTTCCTGAATAGCAGAACTGTCTGCAACAGGAACCTCTAACGTAACAAGCGGCTCTAACGTAAGACCAAACGGAGTGTGAGGTAATTCTCCCTGAGTAACGAGGGGAGTACCTGTACCTGCGGGTAAATTGTCGAAGTCAGGTTCACGGTCTTCCATAACGGCACGAACACGCTCAGCCTGCTGACGCTCCACAACATCAAGGTAAACGCCAGGGTCACGCTGGAGAGCCTCGTGAGGGTTATAGAAATCGACTTCCTCACTCTTAACAGTATCCACCACGGCTAATTCTCCTTATTGTTTCGGCGCCGTCAGTAGTAGAATAGCATATGAGTCTGCCTACAGGAAGGATTGTATTAGGCAGTATTTACCACTCGCCGCCCATCTCTTCATCTAATACAAAATCTGAGCCGCCTGGAATTACGTTGAAATCGCCCTGCCTGTTATTTTCGCGCTGCTCTAACATCTGCCAGTCTACTATGTGATCGTTAGGATAGACTACCGGCGCATCAAGCGGGTTATCTGTCTGGCGCTTAATCTCTCGTCTAGCGTCGTAGTCACCTGTAAGGTCTGGCCGGGACATAACAAAATAACGAAGGCTATCACAAGCGTGATCGTCCTTCTTATGCGGGGCTTCAATAGGGTTGTTTTCAGACTGGCTCTTACGATTACTATATGTCTTCCATCGATATCGGGTTAATTCTTTAATAAGATGAGAACAGTTTTTAGTGACGTGCCAGTTTGCTCGTCCATCAGTTCTAGTTCGCATGTAATTGGCAACTCGTTGGATACCGGCGCTAACATCGTTGTTACCCAACGTAACAGGTACACCGTACTTAATGTACTCTTGTTGGATACTGGTTCCCGTAATTGGATCTGTGTTTCTAATGCTGGGATCACCAATGTAATAGTCCGGTGCCCGTTTGAGTTGCTTGTTGATTTCATGTACTCGCTTAGCGTGCTGTTCAACTGTTTCGCCTGACTTATAGTGCTCTTCAAAAGTAAGGAGTGCACCGTCCGGTGAGACCGAATGCCAGAGCCACGCCGTCGGATTGTTAAACCCGGCGTCAAGAGACGCAATCCAAAGCCAATCTTTGGGAGGGGAAAAGGATGCATCAATAACATGCGTACCGCCGGGGCGCGGGTCAAACTTCTTGTAAATAAGTCCGCCGAGTTGGATGAACTTGCCATGAACGCGCGCCTCCCTATCATCCTCGTCCAGCGATGAAATAAACTCCTGAACCTCACCTTCACTAAGGTGAGGATTTTCAGTCATATCTACAATAATTACATCAATAAGAGGACTGCCAAGTAAACCTGGCTCATACATAATGTCATAGACCCACGTCATACCTAACAGTGGAGTCATCGTAAGCCAAAGTGACCCACCTGTATCAATAAGGCGAGCCACGTTCTCAACATAAATAGCCTCTGGAGGCTCTTCATCAAAATGAACAAAGTGTCTACTTGTACCAGCGAACTTATCAAGGTCCTGGTCGTAAGACATAAACTCGACGAAGGAACCATTTTCTAATGTAAGAGTACGTAGTTGATTATTGTAAGCCGTAAACCATGATCCTCCCTTAAGTTCTGAAGGCGGTAACCATCGTGCTAGTTCAGGCTTGACAATCTTCTCAACACCCCACCCAAAGTCTGTAGAGACAATACGTCCTCTGACGGGAGGTGGAGGTGTTTGTAAATAGGGATGCTTACCTGTAAGCCACCAGACGTCTTCAACGACACCACCAGTAGTTTTTCCTGATCGGTTACCACCAATATAAAGACGTCGT